TTAGGGTTGGTCTTTGAATAGGTCACGATACTTTCGTCTTGGTCTCGGTCGTAAACATTGTTTGTCATACCAGAATCAATCCAATGAGGGTGGTGTCCATAGGATAGGTTCCTTGGTTGTTGAGTTGTACTCACCAGGACGTAGGATTCGTGCTAGGCGAGCATTGCGTAGGGCATCTTCTTCAGTCTGCCCTGCCTTGACGTATGCGGCAACAATATCCTGCCAAGGGTTGTCACCAGCTGCGTCAAGGATCTTCTTACTAGATACTGCTCCGATGCCGGGTACGCCTTTGTATCCGTCAACGGGGTCACCCGTAAGGCACTGTGTCCAGAACCAATAGTCAGCTTCCTCTGGAGTTACATTGAACTCATCTTCCCCGTTGTACAATCGGCAGGAGATCTGCTTCATGTCTTTGTCGGGACTAACCAATATGAAGTCCCGTGGGTCTAGGTGACATTCAATGCCAAGCGCATCATCGGCTTCTACATTCTTGTAGCGCACAACTTTGTAATGCTTAGCGCACCAGTCCAGCAACCTACGATAACCAACGGGCTTACGTTTGGTACGCTTCCCTTTATAATCAGGGCATACTGTCTTGCGGAAGTTGTTGGTATCAGAGAAGTAAAGAGTGACATTGGTTGTGTCAAACTTACTGCGAAGCTTGCTCATCTCTCCTTCGAAAATGTCCAATACGACACGGAAGTTAGAGGCAATGGTAATCAGATCATCACCCCAATCAAGCTCCGTCTCTGCTGATTGACATGCCCGATAGGCGTAGAAGTCAGCATCAACCCTCAATTGAAGATCAGTGGCAGTCTGCCCAGGAGTTACCATCTTTTGCTTCAGAGGCAAGGGGGACTTTGAGGTTGTAGTACTCTCCGGCTTGGACAATCGCCCATTCAAGTTGGAACTTGGCATCAGAAATAATGTGTGGTTTAACAGCTAATTGAATTTCATCGTGAATCCAGCCAAGCCATTGATAGTCAATGTCCCACCGGTATCCAAGATCATTAAGTTGTTGATAAGTAATGACGTTCCATCGCTTACAAACAATGGCCCCAGCACTTTGGAGTAGGTAGTTGAGGGCAGCGTGTTTCTTACCTTGAAGGCGGATAGGACGCCCATCAAGACCCTTGAGTACATCACCCTCAGCTCGCTTGGCAACAGCCGTTAGGAGCCCTTCCAGGCCAGGTATGGCCTCAAGGAACTTCTTACGGATGCCTTTACCCAGAGCGACAGCCTTTGTATCCGTTAAGGATTTATCTAAGGAGTAACCGATCTTCTTATCGGAGGCACCATAAATAAAGGCATACGTTAGTGTCTTAACATCCTTGCGTGAACAGCCAACTCGATCAGCATTTTGTTGATGAATGTCCCCATTGACAACAACGTCAGCAAAAGACCCTCCATCGAAATGAGCAAGATAATGACCAAGCATACGAAGCTCCAAACCAGAAGCATCCGCACCCACTTGACACATGCCTTTACCCGGTAGAAACAACTTACGGCAGCGCGGATCACTGCTCGTTTGCCCAAGATTGGGACGCGAATGTGCATTACGACCTGTGTTGGTTGCGAGTTGACAAACGTGATGGATACGCCCTTCCTTGGTAACAGTCTTTAGCCAAGCATTAGCACCATCTGATAGTTGACCAAGAGCCTTTTGTAGTTCAAGGAGACGGGCAAAGATCTTAGCTTCATCCGTATCAATGCCCATAAGGATACCCTCGTCAATCTTTGGCCTACCGGTGTCGGTGAAGGTTTCTGGTTTCCACCCCCGCCAGGTCATAAATGCCCAGCCGATGTGATCACGCGAGGTAGGGTTAAACTCCTTTAGCTTTGTGAAGGCGGCATCCTTGATGTACCCACGCGTAGCGTTGGCACGTTTTGGTACCATCTGCCCACCGTCAACATACGGAAAGGCTTCCCGCATTTGATCAGCTAGTTGATCCATCTCTGTTCGGAGAGTGGCTTCTAGCTTCTGAGCAGCAACAATATCAAAGGGCCAACCAGATACCTCTTGCTTAGCCATGATCGTGGCTAGGTCATGCTCAAGGCGAATGGAATCTTGGTAGTCACCAATCCCTTTCCCTTCAAACAACTCAAAGAGTGACCCGACAACGTGAACATCCTGCTCACAATAATCCTCCATCTCTTGGGACCACGATGCCCAATCCGTATGCTTGGCAAACTCACCTTTGTAGTCACCAAGACGGTAACCCCAGGACTCCAAGGAGTGACGGCCATACAGTTTACTTGGCATTCCAATGGGCTTTTTGCGGAAGTCCCTGGTAAGAATATCCGGAAAGAACATCCGGCTAAGGATCAGAGTATCGAATAAGGTGGCTTTGGGGTTGAAGAAGGGGTAGATGCCTTGGATAACCGGTATGTCAAAGCCAACAATGTTATGGCCGATAAGAACATCAGCCTCTTGGAGAAAGGTAATAGCATTAGTAATTGAGTCAGAGTTTCCGGTGTCATTAAAGCGAAACACTTCCTCAGAGTCGATGTCCTTGACAACAACGCAATGAATGTGATCTAACCCCTGACGGGGTAGACCGTTGGTTTCAATGTCGAATAGTAGTCTCATTCGGGCAGGTCCTCCAGCTCGGCGGCGATGGCGAGAAGACGCTGGCGGGTGTACTGCCGTTGCTCCCATTTGGAATCAGCCATTAACTGATAACTCTGGGGCCACGGCTCACTTTCTCCGCAGGGTGGCTCAATTTGCTCCGGCACCACCTGATTCGCAGCAGCCCGCAGGGCGGCAGCAAGGGCTGGATCGGCCCGGTCATCATCGGAGTGGCTGTAATATGCCTTACGCACCGCCTGAGCGGCGGGGGAGAGCGGCTCGGTCTGGGCCAGGGCGGCGCGGGCGCGGGCGATGAACGAAGGCTCGGGTGACGAACACCCCATTTCATCGGCCACTGCTCGCCGCAAAGCCTGTAACTCACCTAGTAGCTCAGCGCACAGGGCTTTGTAGTTGGGGTCAGGCATCGAAACCTCCTTCACTAAGGGGAGCTTGCCAATTACCCCCTTGTAGACCCTCAAGGCAGTCGCGTAGTTTCGATTGACAATTCTGAGCCTCTTCGCCAATCTTGGAAAGCGCGTCGTCAGCAACATCAACAAGCATAGCAGCAAAAGCTCGCAATTCCTTGTCGTCAATGTAAGCATCAAGAGTTACATTTCCGTCTGATACGCGAATTGACAAACCTTTGCTGAATTGAGAAAAGTTGCCGCGAAGTGTTTGGATTTCCATGGCCTAATAATTGTCCTGGTTAATAGTGTTGGCGGGTGTGCCCCAGCGGGCAAGGACGGTGCGGGCGGTCCTTCTGGCTTCGTCTTGCATCAGCGAGTTGCCACGCCCTACCCAGCCACGGGTGTAGTGGTTGTCGGGAACGGCTAAACGCATTGAGGCGTGAATCAGTTTTGCCGCTTCTTCAATCGCCTCATCCGTTGGCGCCACCGGCTCGGGCTGGGCTAGGGCGGCGCGGGCGCGTTGGATTAGGGCGCATCCCAGACCACTCTTATTGAGTTCGTGCTCATAACCATTTGTCAGCTCAGCGCACAGGGCGCGGTAGTCGGGGGTCATGACCAGTTGCCGGGTTCTTCCCGGTCGAGAAGTTTTTGTGTCTTAGCAGATGGTCTGCCGCATTCCCGGCAAAACCACAAGTTGGGGTTGTCCAAACTCATGAAGTATTCACCGTGCCCACAAGTAATACAAACCTCATCATCAGAAGGCATAGTCATCATCAGTCTCAGTAGTGGGTTTAAAAGCCGTGGTGAGGTCTTCAGTCATTCTACCAGTAGATCCGTCAAATGTGATGGTTCCTGCCTGTCCTGTTTGCCCATTGAAACGGTTCTTCAAGACACGGATGTTAGCCATGTTGTTGCCAGCAGAGAGGTTACGCTCAAGGGCGATCACCATATCGGATAGCTGGACAATCGAGTGAGACCCCCGCAATTGACCAAGGCTGACCTGTTGACCATCCTCGTGCCCCTTGTCGCCCTGTGGACGCTTCAGGTGGCTGATCAGCAGCATTCCAATACCAGTCTCTTCCACAAAGGATCGGAGCTTGGTCATGGTCACATCAATGAGCTTACGTTCATCGTGTGATTCATTACCCGACATAAGGATAGAAAGGTGATCAAGAATGATCCACCCTACTTCCTTGGCAAGTGCCATGAACCGGCAGTCACTGAGGATACTGTCGGGGTCAACACTACCAAACCCATCACGCAGGTAAACCTGACCAGTACCAAGACTAGCATCAAAGGCATCCTTAAGATCCTTCTCAGGTAATTCATTGTTTAGATGAAGGGGTTTGTTTGCCTTGATTGACATCAACCTAAGGGCAGTCCGTTGGAGACTTTCCTCAAGGGCAATGTATCCTACCTTCTCACCTTGATCAACAAGAGCCTGGGCTATTTCACCGCAGAAGGTACTCTTACCGACGCCGGAACCTGAGGTAACGGTAACCAACTCCCCTTTCCTAAGACCACTAGTGATACGGTCAAGAGCAGTAAAGGGCCAATCAGCATCCCTACCATGAAGTGGCCGAGTTGCGAGAGAGAATAGGTCTCGTCCGTCGATGACAGTCTTTGGGGAATAGGGTTTCTTGTTCCATAGGACTGTCGATGTGATGGCCTCATAGTCTTTTGCAATTAATGCCTCGTTGGCATCTTTATATGAATCAAGTCTGGCAATGAATAGTTTATCATGTGGGAACAAACTAGCACAGTCTTGTGCTGCTTGTTGTCCTGGCTCATCTGAATCAAAGAATAGGATGATTGATTCAAACCCCATCAACCATTTCAACTGGTGTTGGAGAGCTTTCTTAGCACCAGCAGCACCATTTGGAAGGCTAACAACCGGCCAGGTTGGGCGGATTTGATACACACTAAGGCAATCTAACTCGCCTTCGGTGATGACAATCTCCTTACCCCGTCCCCATAGTTGTTGACCAAACAAGGCGTGGTCTTCGTTCTTACCAGTCCACCTAAAATCCTTGTCGGTGTCCCTACTCTTAAAGCCAACCAGTTGTCCGGCTTGTGAATAGTAAGGGAATCTGATAGTCTTGGTGTCGTGATCATACCGAACGTTGAACTTCTTTAAGGTTTCTTCCCTAAGGTTTCTACCCTTGAGAGGAACAAAGTCCCCGGTAAAGTTCATGAGAGTGGTGTGAGTTTTGGTGATCGTGGTTTGTGTGTCGTCCCCATGTTCATAGTAAAGGCAGGAAAAGCAATGCCCGTGTCCGTCTGTATAACGAGCAAGGG